AGCCATTAGAAAGTCACCTCAATAACCATACCGTTTAGTTGTAAATCAAAAGGAACAGACTGACTAACTGTAACAGACGGGTCTTTTGAAATACCAATTAACCTAAACTCTTTTCTACCAGTAAACTTAGACCTATCCACAGAGAAATCATCGTTTACATTCCTGATAATCATATCCTTACTATTGACCGATGCAGACAAAGTATCCTGCAAATCAAGAGTAACCATATCAATCTTGCGCGGCGCAGCAGTCATCGGGCCGCCACCCATCAGCGCATCAATGGGCATTGTCTGTAGGATGGGGGTGAATTGATAACCAATGTAAGCTGTCGTAATTTCCTTAACGCTAGATACATCAACCTCCCCAGAGGCCACAGTAAACTCGCCAATGTAATCTGTGCCGCTAACCACACGAACCACAGCACCATCAGAGAACTGGCTGCTAACATCAAACACACCAGCAGTGCCAGTGAACTCATCGCAGTAATCCATCGGCATCTCTTCGTTAAACTTCTCAAGGTAGTAACGATTAGTGCCATCGCCCTGATCCCGAACAGCAATGGAATACACATTGCGGTCAACAGCGCAAACACTGTGGAACTTGCCCGATGTATCCCACAGCATCCACCCAGCGCGTTGATCGCCGCGAGAGGAGTAGAAGACAGACATAGTGCCATCATTGTTAATCAGGAAGCAGTATGACTCAGCCCGGTCAAAGCCACCTTTAATACTTGCAGATTGGATGGGAGAACGCATCAGATGGGTAGCAGTCACAGACACATTCTCTGTGTTGTAGGCTTGCTCCACTTCACTATACACATAAGACCCCAACATCTTGCCAGAGGCTTGCGTATAGAGGGTTGCACCATCAAAGGGCTGTGGTCGCATATAGGATGAACCATAGGGTGTTTGACGCTTGATTATGGCGTTTGCAGGGGTAACAGGCCTATCAGTGAAAGCAGGAATGAATGACTCAGAAGAAGCAGAGAATATCTGTAGGTCACGATTAACCACAAGATGACGGATATGAGAGAACTCACCAAAGTTAGAGTTAAGATCAATGGCATCACTGTCCGCCCCCGTGCCTATGTCGAAGTTAAAGAAGTTGGCAGACTTGGAAGCCCAGACATGACCGGGCTGTGCTGTCGTGCCAGCAAACCACAGGCGACCTTCGTGGAATGTTACAGCAGCAGGGTAGCCGCGAACAGCAGAGTAAGACTGCTCATACCACTCTGGGGTAGCAGCACCGCTTGAGATTTCAACAGAACCGCCACCGATGGCAGAAGAAGAGGCATTAGACCCAGCAGTGTATTCAAATGTATTAAGGTCAATAACCTTGCTTACAGTTTTTGTTCCCTCCATGTGAGAGGCGTTAAGACCTCCCAAAGCCCCCACGCGATCAATAACAAAAACGTCACCAACACCCATACCGTGAAGAGGCATAGTAACTTGAACAGCACTAGTGCCAGCAAACACCTCAATAGAGTCTGGCGCAAGGCGACGAAGTATCGTGCCAGTAATGTCCACCCTAACTTGAGTTGCGCTAACATATGTTTTTATCTCACAAGGCGTATTACCAATTAGCAGATACGAACCAACGTGACCTGATACAAAGTAACTACTGCTTGCAGTTACAAGAACATTCGTGCCGGACGTAGCCGCAGGGTCTAGTGTAACACCACCCTTTTGAAATTTGTAGTAGGGGTGTGTTGGAGAATCATCATTACCATTGTCCTCAAACTCAAACACCTCAGAGACAAAGGTCTTCAACCCAGTCCGGCGAATAAGACGAGGGGGGAAGGTTTCATGGCAGATGATTGTTACATCGCCAGAGGAGGCCATTGTAATTTCTTTTAGCTTTGCCGTTGTCCACGGGCAACTGCTAGAGCCAGACAGGCTGACAGGTGTGGTATCAACTTCACCAGTAGTCGGGTTGATAAAGAAAATATCGAGGGCGTTGTTCTTAAAACAAAAGATATACCGCTCGTCATCCGAAAAGATAAACGGCTCAATGCGAATCTCTAACTCGTTTGCAGGAGTTACAGTATCGCTAAACTGATAGATGAACTCACCACCAGCGCGTTTCTTTACACCACCCTCATTGATGATAATAAAGTTACGCACCTTCTGCGCGCCAGCCTGATACACAGCAGCGTCCACACGGGATGTAAAGGATGGGCTAAGTTCGCCAAACTGAAAGCTGTGAAGCGGAATCTTAATCTTCGCCATTATGACAGCCTTTCAGTGATAAACCTCGAAGTCGTAAGTTTGCGTGTCGTGTTCTGCTGGCTGTCAAGGTTACGGGCTTTTGCCATAAGGTTGTTTGCCTTGATTTCCATAATCTGTGTCAGACCCTCGTTCCGAGCAATAGAACTTGCAAAGATGGCAGCAAGGGAATACTCGACAGCAAGTGTAAAGTAGGAAGGCCAATCAGACTCATCTGCACGATAGATGTAATCAGCAATAACCTGATCTTGGTCTGAGGTGTTGGTAAATACCTTGTCGCCGTAGATTGTATGGTTCGTATTGTTATCATTTACAGTAACGGCGTTAAGCATCAAAAGGTTAGATGGAAGCTGATAGGCCGCATCAAAGCGTCCAGTCGGCTCATCTGATAAACGACTAAGCTGCGCTTGCTCAGTAGCAAAACGCCAGCGTGTGTTGCAGAGACTAGCTTGCGCTACGTCTTCATACATATTAACAGCGACCAGTGCCTCTGTTGTATTGTCTTCAAACGAAGTAATAGGCTCTGCCCCAATAAGGATCAAAGCCCGTGAACAAATGTCGATAGCACTGTTAGCTACTGTGGATGTCATACTTACCTCGTCAAGAAAGGGGGGAGCAGCAGTTTCCCACCGCTCCCCTACCAGACTTAGTTGTTGTCCAGAACTTCGTAGATGCCGTTATCGTCGATACCGATAGCACCCATGCTCATGTGAGCAGTGACCAAGTGAGCCACTTTCTGCGGCACATAGTTCACTTCGGTTTGAACATCAGAACCAACACCCAGACCAATAGCAGAGCTATGGTAGGCAAAGTTCTTACCGCCAGCAACAGCAGACGTTGAGAAGATCTTGAAGCCCAAGAACTCTTTCATTGTCATGCCGCCAGCAAACGGGAGGTTTTGGTCGCCAACAAAATCGCTAGATGCGAACTCGTTGATGCTGAACAGGTCAGCGTAACCAGCAGGAGACATTGCAAGATAGCGGTTGCCATCTTCCGGAATGTCAGCAGAACCCATTGTTTCAAACAGGGTCAGCAAGTCGCCTTTAACCAGCGCGCCAGAAGTGTCAGCAATCTGAGTGCTGTTTGCGCCAGCGTCGAGAGCAGCAACAATCAACTCGTCAGTCTTACGACCCAGAGCATAAGCAGCCGACTGAGCAACAGCTTGACGTTCGTCAATGTTGGTTTTCAGTTCGTCCAGCTTGTCGATATACTCAGGTGCGTAGTGATCGGTCAGCGTTGCTGATACGTTGGTGTGTGCGACTTCCATGCCAGTAACATCGCCGTTACGAGACTTGGTGTTAGCAGCACCTTTACCAATTTTTTGAAATTTAACAGTAGAACCCGTTACGCCATTAACCTGACGGACAGTGTTACGGAGTTTAGACCCCATACGCTGATACGCCAAATGAACATCAGATTCAAACTGCGTGATGAAGGCTTGATCAATAGTATTAGCCATTTTCATTCTCCAGTTTAGAAGTTTCAGTTACAATGTCAGGAATGGTTGTCCGTGCGTTGCATCATCTAGTTATCCGTTTCCGGGCTATCCGCGTATCATCGGGCCTCTAACAAAAGAATAATGCCCGAAACAATGTATTTTAGCAATATAAAAAACACCGCCCCAATCGAAAGAGGGACGGTGTTTAGGAGGGGTCTCGTGTATTACTTATTTATAAAGTTTAGCGAAGCCTTCGTCAACTTGCTTGACAAAAGCTGCATCGCGTCGAGTGTTATCCCAGTAGCGCGGGTCTTTCATCATAGACTCCAACTCAGCCTTGTCGAGAACTGTCGGGGCAGTAATATCGCCACTAACAGAAGTGTCAGACATTGCACCCATGAAATGCTCGAGGAGTTCAATACCCTCGGCAGTTTCACCAAGACGCATAATCTCACCACTCAGTTCAGTAGGGACATTCTTTTGCGACCACAGTGCCACAGCCTCAATACGAGCCTCGGCGTTGTCACCCAGCTTGGCGGACTCAGCGTCAAGGTCGGGCTGGTCGGGCATCATACGAGCCAAACCTTCGTTAAACTCATCCTGAGAGAAACCGTTCTCCCAAGCAAAGTTTGCCCACCAATCTACATTAGGATCATCTGCCAGTTCGTCAGCACCCTCTGGAAGGGTGTAGTCACCAGATGATTCAGGGCGATTAGCAAAAGCCTCTTGCTCAATTTCACCCATAATAGATTCGCGCAACTCATCTTGCCCCTTACCTAGCTTGCTCTCTAGGGAGGAATAAGAAGTTACCAAATCTTCTGGAGACTTAAATTTTTCAGGAAGCCACTCAGGGCGGCTGTCTGCTACCTCAGTTGTTACGGCTTCAGGTGCTTCGGCTTGCGCTTCCACATTATCTGTTGCTTCACTCATTTACTTTCTACCTTTTCTGCATGGTTAATGCGCCGTTCAATTAGCGCGACTATAAAGCGTTGACCCTCCAAGTGACGGAGTTCGCCATCGCTAATGCCTCCGCCAGCTACCGCATCCAATGTAATAGAGCGGAGATAACGAAGAACCTCTTTGCCTGCCGGAGTTCCCAGCAAGGCTTTAATATCCATAGAAATCTTTTCGTCCTCTTTTTGTGGTCGAGGAAAACCATCTACTCCAATATGTGACATCTATACCACACCACCGCCTTGTTGCTGCGCTTGCATCTGCGCTATCATTTGTTGCATCTGTTGAATCTGTTCACGTTCGGCTTCGTCTCTGATTAGGTTATCAGGAACGCCAAACTTCTTAGCCAAGTAAACCGCTGTCTCTTCTGAGTCGATAAGCAAGTTGACCATCTCCGGCCCGAAGTTTGCACCAACTACCTCAAGGAATCTCGCAACAGTTGTGATGTCCTGATTAGACTGGGCTTGCGCCAAGGGAGATACACTCCGAATTTTTACTTCACGACCATTAACTGTTGGGAGATCAATGCGACCCTGCTTACGCAGAATGTAAACTACGCGTTGCAGAATGGGCTGAACCATCTCTGCTTGCAAGCGACCAAAGGCAGAACCAATACGGCGGCTCAAGTCAGCCATGCGTTCTGCAATTTCGGTAGCCGTGGCGGGTGTCCGGTTCGGATCACCGAGCATATCATTATACAATGCGCGCTTAATGTTCATCCGCATGTCGTTAAGAACAAGATTGGCAACATCAAAGCTTCCGGCTGCCGCAACAGGTTGTAACCCATTTGAGCCGGGTGCTTTAGGAATGACAGTCCCCGGAACAAGATTGATCGTATCGACATTGATA